GAAACCATGGCCCCGATCTTCGTTGACCTCATAACCCGCCTTGCAGATCAGGATCGTATTGAGATGGCGGATGACGATGTAACAGCTCTCACCCCGGTCTTTCACATGCTGGGCGAGTTTCGTGAGCCGCGTGCCTATCGTCCATTGCTCCAATTGCTGCGCAAGCCAGAGAGGACCCTCGATTATCTCCTTGGCGACACGGTCACGGAAACGAGCTTTATCGTGGTGGCCGGGACATTCGATGGCGATCTCCAGCCCCTGTTCGAGGCCATCGAGGACCCCGATGCCTACGAATTCGCTCGCTGCGCACTAATGAACGCTCTCGTGAAGATCGCGCAACTGTATCCCGATCAACGCGCGACGATCGAAGACTACGTCCGGACCTTTCTCAGCTGCCGACCCGATTTACCCGCCCAGGAGGTACTGATTGGCTGGATGGACGCCGTCGCCAATCTCGGGCTCGAAGACATGACCGAAGACGTGCGCACGGCCTTCGAAAAAGGATTAATCCCGGATGATTACTGCGATTTTGACCACTTCCTCCAAGATCTTGATGCCACACGAGATGCGGACGGCGTGCCGACAAATCGCCGGTACCAGAAATCCTTGATCACCGACGCCATCGACGAATTGTCGAGATGGCACGGCTACTCTGATGCGTTCTTCGCCGAACTGAAAGGGTACAAGGCCAGACACCTCCTCCACATGCCCCCCTCGACAGAGGCCACCACAAAGATACCTGAAAAACTTGGCCGCAACGATCCCTGTCCCTGCGGCAGCGGCAAGAAGTTCAAGAAATGCTGCCTGCATTGAGGATCAAGCTGAGACAGGCAGTAAACGGTAATGCGCCTCTGTTGGCACGCAGTCAGCGCCATTGATCGGCAACATGTCTTGGGGACAGGCTGACATAGCTACGATGCAGTCCATTTGTGCGCGCAAAATTACGTAATCCCCGGGTTTTGACAAAGGCTCGCCCCAACTGGTCGAGCCATCCTTTGCAACAGGAATATTCATCCAGAGGTTTAACGGACTCGGGCACTCCGGTGCCTTGAGTCCGATCCCTTCCATGGCGGCATGCAGATTGTCCGTGCAGTTGTCGTGGTATTCCCTGCATCCAAGTAGGCCGTAGCGATAATCGTCGCAGGCCGCGATCAGCGTATCATGCTGCCCGGGCGATGTGTCCTCCTCAATCATCATGATCGCGCGACGCCGGTTCGTGATCAGCGCGTCGCCCTTGCCGGGCCATAGCTTGCCCTGCGTCGCTCGCATGTGTTCATTCGACAGAAATTCAGTCAAGTCTTTGGCATTGAACGACCATGTATCAACCACTTGGGATCCATGCGTGTTGATGATCTGGATCGCCTCTCCTGCACCGAGACGCATCGCACGTCCACGTCGCGCTGGGAGAGTGAAGAGTTCATGTTCAGCAGCCATCGCAACGCCTCCGTTTCGTATGCTTCACGAGCAGACCAGACAGCCAACGTGATCACAAGCACGAATATACCAAATTTTCCATCGCTCACCCCATATAATTTGATCGCATCGTCCGCCTCCGCGCTGACGGACGCGGTGTTGGTCTCAAAGCCGCGTCACCTGTTGGCCCGCCAGCGTCCACCGCCAGCTGCCGCTCGAGCTCCTGCCACCGTGCGTCAGACCACCGGTCGGCACCTGCGATCCACGCGGCAGCCCGCGCATAAACACGGCAATCCAACGCCTCGTTGCGCTCGCGTAGCTTTTGCCATTCGAGCTTTGCAAATCCCCGCTTGTTTTTCACAGTGACCAGCTGTTCCGCGGTCAGCTGCTTGAGCCATTCGCTGTCTGCCCAATTGGGCAAATGCACCGTTCCCGCCGGGAACGAAGCACATGATGCGATTTCCTCTGGGGTTGGCCGGTCCTGCCGCAGGAAGCGATAGGTCTCAGCCTTGAAGGTCGATGTTGCCACAGACCATAGCCGGGCACCGCGCCGCAGACGCTTGCCGCCGATTGTGGCATCCACAAAGGTCGGTCCCGTCACCGGACTTGCGCGGTTGAACCCTTCAAGCCCTTTCACCGGGGCCACCTGACCAAAGCCAACCTGACGCGCCCATGCATAAACCGCGCTGGTCTCATAGCCGGTGTCGATGGCCAGCTTCGCGATTGCGAGGTGCTGGCCACTGGCGTGATGCCATGTCCGTCCCAGCAGATCGCTGAGTTTTTGCCAGCACGCAGGATCGCCAGGCCCGCCTTCAATCACCACGTGATCAATGAGCCAGCTTTGCAGCCCCCTGCCCCATGCCCAGACGTCAACCTCGATCCGGTCCTTCTGCACATCCGCACCCGCAGTCAGGAACAATCCATCCGGGGGCACCGTGCCAGGTTTCCATTCTTCCTTCTGCCCCTGCAGGCGCTGCCAATCCGGCGCTTCGCCGCTGTCCATCCATGTCTCGCCCAGCGAGGTGTTGATGAAGGTCTTCATCATGTCATCCCCACCTGCCCGCGCTGACAGGAAGGTTTTAACCATCGCCGCCAGCCGGACCCAGGGCGAATAGATCTCGTTGAGATGGAACCCGGCCGTGCCCGCGAAAGGCTGCTCTGCCACCCAATGCCCTTTTGATACCGCAGCCCAGCGGGTCTCGTCCCGCCACGCTGCATCGCAGTCAACGCAATGATACCGCGCCGTGTCTGGCTTGTGGCTGCCGTCAGCACCCTTGTCCCACTTCACCTGCAGCCAGGTCAGGATCTGCTCCACCCCACATTCCGGGCATGGCACCCAGAACCGACGCTGATCGCTTTCCTCGAATGCCGTTTCAATCCGGCTTGCGCCCTTATTGGTTGGGGTCGAGACCAGCACGATCTTGCGGTTCCAGAACGTCACTGTCCGTTTGCGCGCCAAATTGACCGGGTCGCCCTCCGCACCCGCGCTGAACGGGTAGCGGTCTACCTCGTCACAGAGGAGCAAGCGGATCGGTCGGCTCGCCAGGCCCGAGGGCGCGTTGGCACCCACAATGGTCAGATGCCCACCCGGAAAGCGCTTGTGTAGGATCTTGTTATTGCCATCCCGCGATTTGGGGTTGGCGATCTTGTCCTGCAGACACGGCGTGTCCCGCGCCATAGGTGAGAAGCGATCCTTCGACCAGGTTTCCGCATCCCGCTCGGTCGGCATCACCACCATGATCGGTGCCGGGTCATGGTCAATGTGATAGCCGACCATGTTCAACAGCGACTCCGATTTGCCAATTTGGCTGCTGGACATGATCACGACAGTTTCCGCCGCCGCATCAGAAATCGCATCCATGATCCCGCGCTGGTATTCCGCGCGGCTCGTGCGCCATTGTCCGGGCTCGGCGCTGGCTTCGGAACTCAGCCGCCGGTTCTGATCCGCCCAGTCACTGATCGTCAGGTCCGGCGGCGGTTTGAGCACCGCCAGCGCGGCTTGCACCATCCGTTTCAGGATCGGTGACCCCTTCAAGGTCAACAGAAGCTTCGAGTTCAATGTCTGGCTGCGCGAGATCATCAAGCACCTCGCGGATCGCGGCACGGATCAGGTTCCGGGTGTCTCCGACGGTTGGTTGGTCAAAAGCCTGCGAGGCCAGCCGATCCGGCAGCGCCAGCAGGCGGGTTCTCAAAAGCGCCAGAACAGCGATCCACGCCGCCTCGATCTGGTCGGTTGCGATGAGGGATCGGCGCTTTTCCTGCGCTTCCATTTCAGCAAGATCGGCGCGCGCCCGAATGAAACGTGCCCGCTCTGCCATATAATCTGGGGCGCCAGCCTGCGACTTCAACGCCTGATCGCGCAGGTAGCGGACATAGCCACGCACCGATCCGATCAGGTCATACTGCCCGCGCTCCGCCTTCGGGATCACGCCCTCCCGGCTCAGCTGCTGGACGCGCCGTTCCGAGAGATCGAGCAGCTTGGCGATCACGCCGATGGGTTGGGTTGCCGCTGACATGAAGTGATCCCGCCGTCCCAGTTAAAGCAATGTAGTTGCTACGATTATACTGGATAGAGCGCCCGAGTAGAGCGACTCTGATTGCACAAACCGACACAGCCAGAGGACCCGCACATGACCATCGCAGAACGCTACAACGCCGAGGCCACACGCCTGCTGCCCCACATGGCGGCAGACCTCGCAGTGGACCACACGATCACCACCGCGAACGAGATCGACGACATCGTGTTTCGCCGGAGCGAATACCTCGGTGGGATGGCCTGCGCGATCCTCGCCCTGATTGAACAGCAAACCTGAAAGGCCACACCATGACCGCCACAACCACCATCCGCATCGACCATTCCGCTTTGCCCGACCAGTTTGACCGCTCTCGCCCGGACGCCGTGGCCGCCGCCATCGAGGCCGCACTACGCGAGGACGGGATCACCGCCGAAGCCTCCGACGTGATTTCGCATCTGAAGATCGAACTGCCCACCACACAGCTTGCTGCCGCCTGCGCCACGCTGGCTGATTTGCAGCTGATCTGACGGAGGACATCATGAGCACGCGCGCACAGATCGCGATAAAAATCGGGCCCGAGGAATGGGCCCATGTTTATGTCCACTTCGACGGCTACCCCAGCCATATGCTGCCCACGCTCGCGGGGTGGACGCCCGACGATATCATCGCCGCGCGTGAAATCCGACAGGCGCGCGCCGACGCGCTGGACTGTTTCGACCCGCCACGCGATCCGATGATCCTGCCGCGCCCGACTTGCCAGTTCTGCCACCTTTACGTCTGGCAGGAAGGGAAATGGGTGGATGCCACCGACCGCTCCGAATGATCAGAAAGCAATATTATGGCTCTGATTTGACTACGTTAATCAACACTGAAGAGCGAAGGTGGTGACAAGAAAAACATGCAACTCACCACGGAGACACCGCCATTACACGCCTGAACCCGATCACCACGCCCCGCCACCAGCTGCGCGCCGAGAAGGCTGCGCGGAACAAGGAGGCCGCCTTGAAAGCCTTCCTCGGCAAGAAGGCCGAGATCGACGAAATGCTCGCCCGTCTACAAGCGCTCAGCGCGGACCACTTCAACAGCCATCCCGACGAGATAAACTGGGGCGACGTCGGCACCCTCGAGCACTACGCCAGCTTGCTGAAGCGCATCACCGACAGCGCCTTTGGCGAGGGGGAACACGCGAAATAGCCCATAGGCTCGGCAAAACGCACAGCCCGCCGCCATGGCGGGCTTCACCCGGTAGGAGGCGGCGCACCCTGCGTTGCCCGAACACCGGAGACCAGCATGACCCAACTTTCCGACACTCAGACAATCATCCTGTCGCGCGCCGCCCAAAACGAGGACCGCATTGCCCTGCCACTGCCTGACAGCCTGCGCGGCGGAGCCGCCGCCAAGGTGGTCAGCACCATGATCGCCAAAGGGCTGATCGAAGAGGTCGATGCGGACATGCGCAAGGGTGAGCCCCTCTGGCGCGAGACCGGCGACGGCCATGGCGTCACGTTGGTCGGCACCAATGCAGGGCTTGCCGCCATCGGCATCGAGGCCGAGGACGCGGCGGTCGAACCAATCGATAAGCCAGCGCCAAAGGCACGCACGCCGCGCGCGGGAACCAAACAAGCCAATCTAATCGCCATGCTGCGCACGCCGGATGGCGCGACCATCGAGGAAATTGCTGTGGCAACCCAGTGGCAATCACATACGATTCGAGGTGCAATGTCTGGAGCGCTGAAGAAAAAACTGGGGTTGGTGATCACATCAACAAAAGACGACCAACGCGGTCGCGTGTATCGAGTTGAAAACATTAACGTGTGACTTCCCGGTGACTCTGCCTTTCTCAGGTCTCTCTGTTCCTTGCAGAATCCTGCAGCATGCGGATTTTGGTATTTGAGGTTTCGCCTGTATAACACCTCAACTGCTCGAAGTGGTGCTGCCTGCGCCGCTTCACCTGCCTCAGACTGGGCCAGCCTTGCGCTGGCCCTTTTTTAGTGACGGCGGAAACGTTCAAACAACCGCCGCAGCAGGTATCCTCTCGCCAAAGATACCCCGACGAACACTAATCCAATCGTGAGATGCGCATGCAGAGTGGCATCGATACCAAACCATGGAAACATAACGATCTGCGTAACGACCGCAACGCCGTAGCCGACGATCACGTTGGCGACGGTTTCGACCAGCGACATGAGGCGTGACTGCTTCATGCCGCCACCTCATCCATCGGCCAGAAGTTCAGCTGCGAGAGCTCGCAGCGCATGCGCTGCAACCAAGGGGACCACGCCGTTGCCACAGAGGCGAAGCCGGTCCACCCGGTGGGCCAACCCATCAGCGCCTCGACGAACAGCGGGTTCAAGGTCCGGCGCACATCGCAGGTATCGTGCCCAGCCATCGGCGTCACCAGGACTTGGCGGCCAAGCAGCCCGTTGACCGGCGTATTCGCCAAGGTCGTCGCGCCATCTTTGTGATCCCGCGCTGTCGGCGTCATCCACATGCGGCTGGCATGGGTCAGATCCGCTGTTTTGCGGTTCCCAGCACTCGGCTTGCACCCGTCGTTCGCCATCGGCGTCGGCCAGTCCCGCGCCATGCCGTCGAGACCCTTTTCGTGTTTCCGGTCGCCGCCGCGGCTCCGGAAGCTGTCCGTCTGCGGCGTTGGCCACAGCGCGGCGCTCGTTGCTAGGTTCATCCCATGCTTGCCTGCTTCCTGAGACGGCGTTGGTTTCGTCTGCCGGTTCTCGTTGGCGCTGGCACGGGGCGTCGGCCAAAGCCGCAACATCTCGATCCGGTTCCCGCCGCTCGACCGGGTTCCAGAGCAGGCGCGCGGGGTCGGCCAATTCGTCCCCCTGGCGGATGGCGAGGATGAACAGCCGCTCGCGTTTGTGGGGCGCGCCGACTTCCGCCGCCGTGAAGAGGCCTGCCGCAAGCTTGTAGCCCATGCCGACCAGTCCGCTGGCGACTTCGGGGAAGCCGAGGCGGAGATGATGGGCGACATTCTCGAGGAAGACGAAGGGCGGCTCAACCTCGCCGATGATCCGTGCGACGTGCGGCCAGAGGTGGCGTGGATCTTCGGTACCAAGGCGTTTGCCCGCAACCGAAAA